CCGTCGGTCTTCTCCAGGAGGATGTCGAGCTCCATGCCCGGGGCGTCGTGCGCGATCGACTCCTCGCGGCTCTTGAAGTCCGTGTCGTCGATCAGCGGGCCCAGGACGATCCCGATCGCGAAGTTGACTGGCTTGGTGGGCATCTACGACTTCCTCAAGAGTTCATAGTACCAGTGGGCCTTGCCGCTTGCGCCGAACGTCTGGCCGCGGATGCCGTCGATCTCCGCGATCGACAGGACCCGACTGAAGACCAGGTAGTCATCCAGCAGACCGTCGTAGGCGTAGCCGATCGCGACGTTGTTCACATCCACATCGGGAACGTTCGCAAACGCACCGACCTTGTCCGACCCCAGGACCTCCCCTGCCCCATCGTCCCACACGCGGATCCGATAGTCGCCCGCGTCGCCGTCGTAAGTCACGCCGACGTGGTACCAGCGGCCTGCGGACAGGGAGGACTCGTGCAGAACGATCTGGTAGTTGCCGCCGCCGTTGTACCAGCTCACCAGGGCAATATGCACGCCGGCGCCGTCGTTGTAGACCAGGACCCACACGGATAGCCACTTGACGTAGGCGTAGAAGTAGGACGCCGGGCCCGGCAGCGAAGCGAGCTTCATCCAGAAGCAGATCGAGAGGACGCGGTTGTCGCTGCCCGGCCGGAACGGATAGCCCTCGCTGAGATCGCCCGAGTCGATCTGCATGCTGGCCGACGCGGCGGCGGACCAGGCCCCGCATGCGGAGCCTTCCCTGAAGTCGTCCGTACCGGCCGTGACGCCGCTGTTGGTCAGGGTATTGCCCTTGCCGGAGGAGTCCGCCGTCAAGGCTCCATCCTCCAGGCGCCACCAAGCCTGGCAATTCGTATCCGCCGCCGGGTTGTATGCCATAGGTCACCGTGACAATCGAACTGAGAGATTTTTCCTTCCCAAAGTAGGCCGAATCCTCCATTTTTCAGAACTTAACAACGATCAATCGACCCCGATCGCGATGATCTCGTAGACGAGATTGCTCGTGCCCGTGCCGTCGTGGGCGAGCTTGAGGTTCTTGTTCGTGGTCAACAGGATCCCGTTGGCGTCCGGCGCCGTCGTCAGGAACACGCCGCCCGGCCGCAGCTTGAACGCATCGGCGGGATCGGCGAACAGATCGACCGGCGTCGTCCCCGCCCCGCCGATCAGGAGGCTCGCCTCGACGCTGGTGTTCTTCAAGAACAGGACCTTGAGCTTCTCCATCGTCAAGGCGTTCTTGAGGGAATCCAGCAACGTGCCCCCATAGAGGTCCAGCGTCTCATCGGCCGCATCGGCCAACGTCCGCTGACCATGGTATAGCACGTTCGCCTGGTTGGCCCCCGTCCCGTTGGGCAGCTCCAGCGCCCGGTTGATACTGAGCCGGTCCGCCAAGTTGCTCAGGTTCTGCACCGCCTGGCAGACGGCGTCGAACCCCAGCACGACCTTCACAGTCAAGGACATGACATTCTCCTTTCACGAGCCGGTCAGCAGCTTGATGAGCACCGAGCCCAGCGCACTGCCGCCGGCGGTCAACAGGCCCAGACCCGCCAGCAGGCCCAAGACGAACCGCTTGGATCCGAACAGCTGCTGGCCGGCGGGACAGGTGGCCTTGTGCACCTCGATCATCTGGGCCATGGCCTTGCCCTGCGCGGCGGCGAACTCCTTGCCCAGGCTCTCCGCCACTTCCCGGGCGATCCAGCGCACGACCTGCTGGTCCGCCGCCGTCAAGGTGACCTGGCTGGCATTCTCCTGCGTCGGCATCGCTCCCCTCGTTACGGCGTCGTCGTGATGTTGCTCATCAGGTACGCGCACTCGGTCGAGATGAACTCCTCGTCCGTGTCGTGCCGGACCCGGATCACATCGCCCCGGACCCTTTCGTCCCGGTAAGACTCGACCACCGTGTTGGTCGGCGACTCCCGGGTCCACAGGAACGTGCGGCCCAATTCCGGCTCATTGCCCAGCATGGGGCCCTCGCTGACGCGGCAGAGCATCGCGTATTCGTTGCTCCAGATCCCGCTCAGGTCGGCGTCCTGGCCCTTCTTGGCCTTGTTGAAGAGCCCCCCACCCACGAGGATCTGGCTGACCCCGAAGGCCTGGGCCAGCAAGGGCACCGCGATATCGCCCCGCTGCACGGCCGGCGTCGTGTACTTGATCCGGTCCACGATCTGGTCGCACAGACCCAGGTCCAGGAACGTGCTGTAGGCGATGATCAGCGTGTTGGGCTCGACGCCGATCGTGTCGTGGATCGCCTTGCGGCCCTTCTTGACGTCGTCGATCGGCGTGGCGTTGGCGTGATCGTCCCACTCGTTGACCACGGCATGGGCCGTGAAGTTCGACTCGTTGAAGACCATGCCGGCGATCCGCTGCTCCTGGCCCCGCAGAATGATCTTCAAGGCCCGGATGCCCGCCGCGACCTCGGCGTCGAAGTACTGCCGGTAGAGGTTGACCTCGCGGTCGTCCACCGGCTCCTCCCAGCCGTTCTCGCTGGTGGCGTAGGTGTCCCACTGCCACTCCCAATCGCTGCGATGGTACTCGCCGCGGGCGGAACGCTTGGTATTGGGGATCGAGAACATCACCTCCGGCGGGATGACGGGGTACTGGCCGGTCTGCAGGTCCACCCGGAACAGGGGCAGTACACGCAGGCCGATGAACGCGTCGGCCGGGTCCACGGCCTCGTAGATCACGGCCCGCAGGTCCGGCCGCTCGGCGGCTGTCGTTGGTCTTGGCATGGATGGGACTCCTTTCTCTCAAGTGGAAGCGTGGAAGCGTATAAGCGTGGATGCGTGGAACGCTCCTACGCTTTCCCGCGGCAGCGGGGACGCTTCAACGCTCCTACCTTCCTTCACACTTCTCATTTCAAAAGACATTCGATGATGTCGCCGTCGGACGTGGCCGCCTCGAGGGCCGTGCCCCGGACCGCGGTGCCGGCGGCCTCGACCTTGCCCTCGGCGGCCGGGTACAGGGCGCCGCCCGCCGCGATCGCCCCGGCGGCCGTCACCTCGAAGGTCCCGCCGGCGTTGATCAGGCGGATCGTGATGTCCTCGCCCAGGGCCGCCCGGAACTCCGTGACGCCGATGGCGTCCTCCTCATCGCCGGCGTAGACGACGCTCGTACCCGAGAGTTTGACCCGCCTGCGGGGCTCCAGGGCGGCGCCCGCCGTGAACGTTCGTTTCGATCCCTCAATCATGGTGGATCTCCTTTCCTTGGGTGGAAGCGTAGAAGCGTGGAACCGTTGAAGCGGCTTACGCGACTATGCTTCCTGTTGCTCTTGTGCCTCGGCCTCGGACTTGGGGTTCTCGACCCTGGGCGGCTTGGCGGCCTTCCTGGCCTTGGGCCTGGCCGGGGCCATGTCGGCCGTCAGCTTGGCGCCGCACTTGCGGCAGTTCTTGCGCTTGCCCTCGACCACCACCCGCTCGGTCCCGCAACTGGGACATCTCACACACGCCATGATGCTCCTTTCCGACGCGATATGCGTCTTGCGTTCTGCGTCGTGCGGAAGAGACCAGCTCGCGATCCGCTTCCCGCACGACGCGACGGATTCACTCGGCCGGCGATCACTGGCCGCCGACCATCGCGGCGTGCAGATCCGGGTAGAGCGTCACGCACTGGCGGACCGCCTCGCCCTCGGAGACCTTGAACTCGCTCTGGTAGGCCTTGACCGCCTCCATGAACGTCGTCGGCCCCTGCCGCTCGCCGGCCTTCGGCGGGCCCGGCTGCTCGATGAACTCCTGCGTCGCCTTGTCCAGCACGGGCTTCTTGCCGGTGGGCGGCCCCGCAGCGCCGCTGCGCGTCGGGTTGGCGAGTTGTTCCCGGGCGGCCTTGAGCTGCGCGGCCAGGCGGCCATTGGCCTCCTTCAGGGCCCAGGACTCGTCCCGGCCCTCGGCGAACGCCGTGACCAACAAGTCCCGGTCCTCGCCACAGGCCCCCTTCAGGACTGCGAAGCGGCTCTTCTCGCCCTCGATCCCGGCCGCCCGGCCGGCCTCGAAGACGGCCTGGTACACCGCGCCGTGCTCGGCCTGGAGCGTCTCGGCCGTCAGGGCGGGCGTCTCGTTCTCTGCTGCCATCGTGGTATCCTTTCCGATCACTGAAAACTGGATCTTCCCTGGTTCGCACTCCGCAAACGCGGTCGATCTCGTATTGGGCACGGCCCCGAAAACGCACATGCTGACCTCGTCGATCAGGGCCTTGCGAAAGACCGCCCCGGGCCCTTTGAGGACGTGGCCGTTGACCTTGACGCTGGCGCCCTCGGCGACCTCCTCGATCACCTGCGGCACGAAGGACAGGCTCGCCTGCATCGGGAACCCCTCCTTCATGTCCGCTCGCAACTGCTGAGCCTGTGGGTTACTCAGGAACCGGCCTTCGAAGACGATCTTCTTGCCGATCTCCTGCCGGGTCGTGACGCCCAGCCGCGAACTGGTCCAGTGCGAATCGAGGACCGGCAAGGGGTCCGACGCGAACGCCAGGCCCTCGAGGTCAAAGGCCAGGTTCCGCCAGTACCAGTGGTCCGGGATCACCCGCCCGTCGTAGGCCTCGATCCGAAAGCGGTTCTCCTGGCCCTCCCCGCCGGCGAACTGCACGCCGCCCTGGTGGGCGAATATGCAGGCCTGGCGGGGCGCCGAGGTCCCGCCATCAAATCGCACCGGGGCGTCATTGGCTCTCTGGGGCATCGCCGGCCTCCTTTCCGTCCTCGGGTTCCTCGCCTTCACCCGGCAGGAGGAGACCCTCCTGCTGTTCGGTCTTTCGCTCCCGGACCTGCTCGCGGACCACGTCCCGGTAGTCCCGGCCGGTGCGGGCCACGATCGCCGTCCGCGTATTGGTCCCGTTCTCCAGGTCCACCTTGTCGGCCATGGCCTCCTTGTACGGGTCCACGTACGGCCAGCGCTTGCACACGACCTCATGCTCGAACGCGTCCTCGCGCGGGGCCAGTTCGCCCCGGGCGAGCCACTGCTGGACCTTCCAACGCCAGATCCGACTGACCAGCGGCTTGACGACCAGGTTCTGCTCGTCCTTCCATTGGTCCCACGCCTCCTGGTAGGCGATCCGGGCGTTCATGAACGTCGCGCCTGAGTAGTCCAGCGTCGCCAGCATCAACGGCAAACACAGCGGCCGGGCGACGACCATCAGACATCGCAGGAAGAACGACTCGAACTCGGCGCTGGGGTGCTGGGCGGCGATCGCCTTGGCGTCCTCGCCCGGGGCACACTCATAGATCAGGCCGGCGCCGAGCTTCTCCTGCTTGAACCCCTCCTCGCTGAAGGACGGCGGATTGGCCGTCTGGCGGATGGAGGGCAGCGTGCCCTCGGGGAAACGCTTGGTCAGAGCCATCACGAACAGGGCGTTGACTTTCGCGGCCACCAGGGCCGCGTTGGCGTAGCCGTAGAGCTTGTCGATCCAGTCGATCGCACTGGTCAGGATGGGCTCGCCCCGCGTGTAGCTGACCCGGTCGGGATTGAAGACGTGGTGCACGCGATCGGGCGTCAGCCAGCCGTAGGCATCGCCCTGGATGAAGCCCCAGCGGTCCGCCTTGCCGATGTAGTACCCGACCACATGGCCGTCGGACTTGGCGGTCGCCACGCCGTTGACCACCTCGTAGTGCTGGGCCGCCGGCAGACCGTGCGGCGTGCCGCACTGCTGGCCTTCCACCAGCCACAGCATGTCCGGGCCGAACACAATGAAGTCATCGCCGTCGCGGCGATAGGACTGGTAGGCCAGCTTGAGCAGCATGTGGAAGTTGAACCGGCCGGTCACGTCGCAGGGCTGATCGACCATCTCGGCCCGCCAGAGCCGCTCGGCCCGCTCGTTCCACCGTTCGTCCTTCGTGCGGGCCTCGACCTTGGTCTCCGAACCCACCACGCCCTTGGTCTCCGTGGCCAAGAGGCCCTTGACGATCGGGTTGTTGCGGCCCATGTCCCGACAGATCTCCCGCAGCCGCGACAGGGCCGATTCGGTCAGGTGGGCGTCGCCGGAGCCCGAGAGATTGCCGCGGGGCTTCCGCGTGCGGCTGTTGTCCAGGGCGTCGTAGGCGAACCGGTACGCCCGCCGCAGATAGGCCCGCCGCGGCGAGACGGCCAACGTGAGCCGGTCCACGCCGTCGGAGATCTTCTGCTGCCATTGGGAGAGCATCGTCCGCATCAGTCCACCGCCTCGTAGGCCCGGATGCGGCCGTTGACCTCCAGATCGTTCCGCAGAAGCAGCGTCTCGTACTGGTCGTAGAGTGTCTTGAGGTTGGGATTGGTCCGGCTCCGCCCATCGCCCGCCGTGGAGGCCTGGGCCTCCTCGGCCCTCGCGATGGCCGCCTCAAGGTCCGCAATTCGTTGTGCCAGCGTTTTTGCCATGACCCAAGACTATGGGCCGGGCCCAGACGCACGAAGGGGCTGATTACTAGGGATTAGTAAGAAGCGCGAAAATTCTCTCCACAGCCCGTGGCGAGGGAGCCGTCAGGCAGGCGAGAAGATGTTCAGCCGGCAGAGGGGGATCTAAAGCGACGGATGCACGGGCTCGCTGAGTGCCAGGGATTCCTGGCATAGGTCCGGATCGCGGATGGTCTCCGGCAGATCTGCTGCGCGCGGGGTCTTCACGTAAGCGAACGGCCAGTTCCACAGGAACTCGTCGGCAAAACAGATCCAACTGACGCCGAAGAGAAAGAAGATGTACGGGATCAACAGAGGTACGGCCAAGAGGTCGGAGACCGGAGGCGGGCCCTTCTCTCGTCTATCCAGCAGCCATGCCCAGACCGTCGTGATGGCGGGAGTCGTGGTGACAAACAGCCACAACCCAAATGCCGTTGGTTCCGCAAAACAGGACGTGGCGACCCCCAGAAACCTCAGGCAAGCCAGAGGAAGCACCGCCAGGACCAATCCCGACGCGACGGTCGAAGTCAGACTCAGACAGATGTCCGCTCGCTTGAAAAGGCCCGCGCGCCGTTCCGTGAGAATCCGGGCCGCATGGAGCCGCCAGATCTGCATCCAACCGCGGGTCCACCGCTTACGCTGGTGCATCAGGGCCTTCAGGGACGTCGGCACTTCTTCCCACGATTGGATCTGGGGAAGGACGACCACCTGGTACCCGGCGGCGTGAAGCTTGACAGCAAAATCGATGTCCTCCGTCAGGATGTCTTCGCGAAACAGTCCAAGCTCATCGAAGACCTCCCGCCGAAAGAACGCATGCCCGCC